AATCCATAAAATCCATAGCCCTAAACTCGTGGTTGCCTTCTATTGCTCCGGCTATCTGTTTTTTGATCGGGGAAAGTATCTCCACAATCTCTTTCATTTCATCATTCATAGACATTCTCTGGCTAAAAGGAGAGGTTTTGCTTATCAAAGTTGCCACATTAAACATATCCCCGCCCAGAACTACTCTTGCGTTAGGATTTTCTAATACCCAATCCCTGTATCCTAACAACTTTTTATAACTCAATTCTCTGAATGCTTTGTCGGAAAAATGAAGATCGCCCAAAGGCAAAATATATGCCCATTTTTCCTGTATCGCACATTCTAAATAAATCATAAAAAAACCAGATTTAAGCTAAAAGCCTACTCTCTGGTGTGGTATTTGAATTATATCAGAGAGCAAGCGATGTTGTCAAGCTATTTAAAAAAATTTCAATAAGACTTGAACTATCAAAATACTTGCTATTCCCACAATAAAGCCCCAGAATAACTTGGTGGACATTTCATCAAATTTGTCCTGTAAGTGCTTGAATTCATTATTACAGAACCTCTCAAACCTCTCTTCTAAGGAGGTAAGTCTTTCCTCTACCCGGGCTATGTCTATATTTTGTTTGTTATTTTCTTTCATATTGACTTTGTTATTGGGTTAGGTATAATGGAATAATATGATTTTTATTCTCGGATTTGTAATCTTCATTATTGTTGTAGGATTTTTGTATGTGATATTAAAAAACACATACGGCTAATTTACTCTTATTTCCAACCTTGCGGAATAATATACTTTCTCAATATTAAATCATTGATGATTTTCGCATTAGTGGTGATTATTCCTCTTCCTATTGCTGCGTGAATTCTTGGTGAGAATAATGGAAGTCCTAAAACTCTCATAATATCGCTGGAATCAACTGCCCCATAAACTGGCATATATTTTTGTGTTACTAAGGTTGATATTTCATTTATAAAACTCTTTCCAGTTAATTGCTCAAATTTTCCTATCGTATCAAGATAAGAATAATAATTCTCTTTAAATGCCCCCAATAATTGTTTGGTTGCTCCCGTGACTGCTCTTGGATTTGTTTTCCAGGCGTTAACCATATCATCCATATTATTAAGGATAGTTACCTTCGTAGAATAATCACTTAGCATTGTCGCAAATTCTCCAGTCTTTCCACCATAAGATTTTATTCCTAAATTCTTAAACACATCTTTGGCTTCCATTATTCGTTGAGCAGCATCAGTTGGTTTTCCCACCATTTTTCTTCCAATATTATTTATATCTTCATATAAATCAACGAAGGACCTTGGACTCATTGGTCCTGAAATATCTTTTGGCAGATTGGGTAATGCTGTTGGAAAATCATCTTTAATTTTTAAAAGTAATCTTTGTTGGTCTTCATTAAGTATCATATCCGGACCTTTGTATGTTTTTGCCAATTTTGCCACATTTTGTTTATATTCTTTACTTAATCCAGTTCTGAAATCTTTAATAGCACCCTCTGCCTCTTCTGTAACAACCCTTTCACCGCCACCATATTTAAATTTCTTTGATTCTTCACTAACTCGCTTAAAGGCCGCCTCTGCCTCTTCGGGATTTTCATATTGGGTCTTAAATGCCTGTTTTGGTCTACCTGTCATTGTTTCCGATATTGATGGGCCATATTTTTCAATAAACTTATTTATTCCTAACAAAATCCCGTCCACTCCTAAAGAAATCAAACCAGAAGAAATTCCTCCAGTTGCTATTGTTTGGAAGGCCTTTAATGGGTCTTGTTTTTCTTTTAATGCTTTCGCTACCCCATAGGTTGTTCCATAAATAGCGCTAATTCCTGCCCTTTGAAGAATTGCTGATTTGGTAAATCCTTCTGGAACAGCCAAGAATTTCATCCCTAATGTTTTGCCTAATGTTGGAGTGGCGATTTCTGTTGCTCCTAATTGTGCTAATCCCTTTCCAACTCCAGGAATTTTGCCTACCATTCCTGTAATTCCTTTGGCTATCCCTGGAACTGCTTCTGCTAAAGTTAATAGTGTCGTTCCAGTTTGTAATGCCTCACCAGCTATCTGTCCTATTGTCTTATTAAAATCGGGATGCTGTTCTATTATTTTTGGCACTGAATCTTGCCATACTTTAAACTCTTTCTGTTTTTGTTCTTTTGTTAAGTTGGGATTTGTTTTCCATCTATTCATCATTACATTTCCAATATCTTGCCAAGATTTCATTCCTGCATCCTGGGCCTTTATATAGTCGCCCATTGCCAAAGTCCTTCCAAAGGTTGTAAGTAAAGGAGTGAAAATATCACCTACTTTTTCTAAGAATGGTTTTTTGACTGAAGTTGTTCCACTGGAGGGTGTAAATTTTGGGGGAACATAACCACCAGTCTGTATTGATTTTGAAATCACTTTAATAGAAGCTCCCTTAGCTTTAAGTTGTTGTAATTGTTCTTTAGATATTATGTCCATATTTTTATTGAACTGTAGAATTTGTTCCGTTAATACTTACGACCGACCCCGAAGTATATTCTTCGCCTACTTCTTGATAGGCATAAGAGCCAGCAAAACTTAGCATAAAGTCTGTTTCAAGTTTTGCGATTCTTTTCATCGCCGAATCTGCATCATCCCAATATTGAGGCATATATATACCTCTTTGAGCATCTAATTCTTTTTCATTCATTGTTTTACCAGTGTTGTTATAAATCATAGATAAAATAGCACTATCTATATTCATTTTTAGAGTTCTGGCATCTGGATTCATCATAGAATTTAGTTTATGTATTTCTCCGGTTAAGCCTTTTACTCTATTAGAATCATATTTCCAAGTTCCATCTGATTCAACGGTAACGGCAAAACCATCTAAACTCTTAATTGCCTTGACGGCTTCTAATCCTATCTTCACATAATTACTTTCTGCTTTTCCTGCGTTTGCCGATAAGGTTTGTCCCATAAGTTGTCCTTTGGTTGTTCCATAGGGAACTCCATATTTGGCGGATTGATCTATTGTTAATAATTCCCCTAATTCTGAATTTTCTCCCACGCCTCCCAATATCAATGTTTTAGTTCCATCTGGATAATAAGCATAATAGCCAAGTTTTTCACTTCCTACTATTGTTGGTTTTTCAGGCGTAGTTAATGCTTTCATTTTCGTTAAGTAATCAGGGTAGGTCTGATACCTAAACGTCTGTTCCTCTGTTTGGGCTGTCAACTCGGCTTCAATTTCCGCTTCCGCCCTTGTAATATAGAAATCCAAGATCGCTTTATCATATTGATGTTGTTTATCATAAGCAGTTAAAGTTTCTGTTGCTATCTTTGATGCTTCTTCTTTTAATTTATCCTGTTGTCCGGTTGCTAATGTAAGTTGGTTATCCAGTCTCTTTCTTGTCTGTTCATAGTTTATATTTAATTTTTCTATTTTTCCTACCCTGCCAGCTTCAGAAATCCAAGGGTTATCGTTTATATCCCCTACCGCCGTATTATAATCAGCATCTGCTTTATTTATATCAGCGGTTATCTTATCTATACTTGCCTTAATATCGGCTATTCCTGAATTGGTAAGGATTTCTTTATAGATTTCTTCAAAACTCTTAGTTGGCGCATTTGCCCAATCCTTAATCGCAGTATCTATTCCATATTTTGTATAAACCTCATCCCTTACTTGGTCTGGCGTTTTTGGTGCAACTTCTTTTGGCACATAATTCCCATTAACATCTTTTTCCAGCATATTAGTATCACTTACTCCATATTGTGTCATTGCCGCCTGTTGCGCCTGAAGGTCTTTAAGTTGTGCTTGAATTGCTTCTATCTGCGGGGTTGTTTGGGTAGTTGTTTTTGGAGTCATGGGTGTAGTTGTAGTTTGAGTCGGTGTTTGTGGTTGAGTTGGAGTTAATGGTTGACCAGTTTGTATATTTATTGGTTCTCCAGTTGTAGGATCAATATCAAATCCTTGAACCTTAATAGTTTTTGGAATAGTAGTTGCCCCACTAATCGGTGAAGGCGCTACTGGTTGCGATGTGGTTGGTGCAGTCGGTGTTGTGGGAGTAGTTGCCCCATATTTAGGTATCTTAGTAAAATCCCAGCCAACATTCATTAAAATATTAGTTTGGGTAGTTGTGTCTACTGGATTTCCAGAGGCATCAACTATCACCGCTGCCCCATTTTTAATAGTCCAGTAATAATTTCCTGGCGTTGGTGTCCCTAAAGACTGTGTGATAGCATATCCTGGTATCACTTCAGGACTTGCATACCATCCACTTTTCAAAGCATTTCCAGGATCAGTAACATTACCAGATTGTAATTTTCCCGTAGTCGGATTTAAACGATAAACCGTTGTTTCTCCGAGTGCTGGAGTTGAAGTCGGAGTAGGTGTTGGTGTCGAAGTAGGAGTTGGAGTTGTTGGCGTTGTCCCTGTTGGAGTTGGTGCTGGATGTAATATTTCATATCTCTGACCCGTCACGGGGTCTCTTGCCCCATATTCTAAAATTCTACCATCGGGTAAAACCTCTTTTCCTATAATTGTTTTATTTACTGCCATAATTTATACCTTTTTAAAATGTATTATTTAAACTACTAATTCAATTAATTTTCCGGTTGCTCCGGTTGAACCATCAGTCCCATTGTAACCAACCTCATCATCCTGCCCTCCTCTTGCCCCGCCAGTTCCTTTAGTTCCTCCCGCATCACCTGTGTAAGTATAAGCACCAGCACCTGATTTTGTTGAATAGACTAAAATCATTACTCCACCCGTCCCTCCATTTCCACCAGCTCCACCTCCACCTCCACTGGCTTGACCTGCATTTGCATTACCACCATTTCCTCCATTTCCACCAACTCCTCCGGCAACACTTATCGTTCCCGCATTGACTAAATTTTTTGCGGAAATAAAGATAATTCCACCAGTTGAACCTGAACCTCCACCACCGCCACCCTGACCTCCTGTGGCATTGTGGCTCATTCCTCCACCGCCTCCAGGCGCTCCACCCGAACCGGCAGAATCAGTTAACATTGCGGTTGCTGGCAAGAAATCAACTAAAAAATAAGCATTTGAAAAGTTTTTTACTTTATTAAAAACAGTTCCTGTTTGTGTTCCTCCTGTTCCGACAGCACCGCTTGCGCCACCTGTTTTGAATGGGGCTTCTGTTTCGTTTCCTCCTGCTCCAGCTAAGACTCCATTATTTCCAGCTGAACCGACACTCTTATCTGCATCAATTCCGGCATTACCTGCAGTTCCAGCAAATCCGCTTTGGGGCGGTGAACCTGGACTGCCACCGAGACCGCCAGCCACTCCTGCTTTTCCAGCAGGTAATGAACCAGAAACTAATGCAGCACCTGCTGTCCCACCTGTTCCAGCGCCAGAACCACCATTAGCACCAGCTACTCCATTACCACCAGTATTTCCAACTCTTGAAATAGTCCCATTATTAGTTAAAGTCCCTGTCACAAAGATTCTAAATCCTCCTGTGGTCAGGACTTTAGTATTGTTAATTGTTAAATCTGTATAATATTTATCAGATGTCAATGTTTCATCTGCGGCTACTGTTTTTGCCCCGTCTGAACCATCTCCGAAAGTATCTTGAAAAGTAAGCGATTGTCCTTTTACTAACAAAGTCGTCCCATTCCAAGTTAAACTATTTGCTGTTGTTCCATCTCCGATTGATAATTTATAAGCACCACCTGAATATCCTATAAACCAGCCAGCGCCAGTATTGTAAGTGGTTTGACCTCCTCGGATAACCCCATTGGTATCTATAATTAAAGCTCCAGCATAAGTGATAGATGTGGCCAATTCATTGGCGGTGATTGTGTTCGCCACTATATTCGCCGCATCTATATTCTGCCCACCCATACCATCCATAACTGTATATGTCGCTTCACCTACTGCATTTTGGGCTATTGCCACTAAACATTTTCCTGCACCTACTGCCGTTCCAGGAGTTGTTGTTATTTGATAAGCGATTGTAGAAATTGCAGTATCTAAATAGATATAAGTCTTAGCCACCATATTACCAGTATTTCCTACTCCAATATTATAAGTTGTCCCACCTGCAGTTGTAAAAGTTCCCGCCGCCCAAGATACTGTATCAGCATCAGTTACTGAAAATACACAAGTCTGAGACCAACCCTGAACCGCCAAATCCAGGTTAGCAAAAGACAGTGTTCCGTTAAGTGTTGATGTAGCTACTGAACCTCCAGTTATATTTACATTTGTAAAGGTTGCTACTCCTGTTTTTAAAATCTTAGCCACTGCCCCTCCTATTAGCACACTCCCCCACCAAGTGTTTCCTGCCGTATCTACGTGGAATGAATCGGCTGTTACCAAATCTGGTATATCTAAATGGTCAACAACCAATCCTCCTAAGATGCTCAATGTTCCTGCTGATTGATCCCAGAATATCCCCTGCCCAGCCGCATAGTCCCCTATCGTCACATCCCCGTTTGCTTCTATATTCAAATACTTTCCTACTATTGTCGGGCTTATTAAAAGCTGGGCCGATTGGGGTGTGGTTTCCACTGGTAAAGCATTGTCTGTTTCTGTTGTTACCGACACTAATGGCTCATCATCTTTTTCCTCGTTGTATAAAATATCGCTTGGCATATTAAAATTGCAATGGATTTTCGTTTTCGTTTTCGCCCTTGACTACATTAAACCTTTCCCAAATTGGGCGGTCTTTGGTTTGGTATAGCGCCTGTTCGTCTTGAATCCTTTTCCATAGTTCGTCTAATGTCATTCTTGCCCTATTCTCGAAATCTATCGCCTCCTGGAATTTTTTCATTCTCCTGAATCCATAAGAACAAACTTTGTCTATAATTGCATCATCTCCTTCCTCGTCATAATTTGAAAATACTGTGCTGGCAGTAGAAGAAGCCACCAATCCTAAAGTCGGCGGAGTCAGTTGGCCGAAACACATTATCGTTCCTGATGTGCAGTTCGGATTGATATATAAAATCCTGCCATAATCGGAAAATATCTCATCTGTCCCTGTTGGATAGTCCACCATATACTTTGCGAAATCAGTAAAAATCTTCTTTTCAAATATGGTTGCTCCCCCGGCGGTCATAGAACCTATTGCCAATCCTCTTATAGAATCTGTCTTAAAATTGGTGTTTGGATAATTATAAGCAATCGTTCCATTAGTAAATATTCCAGAAATGTCCATATACTCGGTCATTGGCCACTTCTTATAAGAGGCCGCCCACTTATGGCCCATATCAAGCCAATTTCTAATCATCGTCTCGGTTATAAATGTTGATGTTGTATCAATGCCCATACGAACTATACTTTGTAATTGCAAATCTGCGTATAACATATTGTTTTATTTATTTAATATTCATCTTGCTCGCGACCTAAAAAAGTCGTGATGCTTAATATTTCTGGGCTATAATTCCCACTCGATGTTAAAGTTAATCCTATTTCTATTATTTTTCCCCTTTGCCCTATTACAAAAATTCCATCAGTTGCCCCTGTTTTATTAAAGTAAATTCCACCCTCGCCTGTTTTGGCATCTGTCCAAGAACCTCTGTCTATCTTGTATTTACATTGGACTAAACAACCAGCTGACAATGGCTCCATTGAAACCTTTACATTCTGGAAGTATTTCTCTATGTGCGGCATCTCGCCGTCAAACTCCAGTCCCTCATAAATGGATGATGCTTTTTGCGATGTGCTGGCACAATCAACCCCATAATTTAATTCGCCAGCCGTTCCTTCTAATGTTTTCCAAGAAGCTAATAGTAATCCATTTATATTCGCCACCGCCCCTATCTCTGTTACGTTGCTTCCCGTTGTTGTCGGAGACATCCTATATTCATAATTTAAAACTAAAGGTCTGTTTTTGTTCTTCCTACCATAAGACCATATTCCAGGATAAGTTCCGCCATACATCCCAAATAAAGCCAGATTCTCATCTTCGCAAACTCCACCCGGATTACAATATCCCCCGCCTGGAACTGAATGAACTGGAACTACATTAGTAAAATCAGAATAGAATAACTGCCCGTTAGTTCCTGCTTGTAAGAATGGATATTCGGTATAAATCAAAGCATTCACTCCTGGTGCTGGTATCTTCTTTTTCTGAACCCAATTTAGGGCTGTGGTAATCCAAGACCAGATATAACTCCTTTCATCATTATCCGGCCGGGTAGAACCTATAATTACATTATCATCCCTTTCCTCTAAGCATTTAGTGAGATTTTCGGGTCTTATATTCAATGCCTCGGGCGTGTAGTTGGCCGTGTAGTCAATCATCGCCAGATAAAGCCCATTGCATATCATTAAGTTTCCGCAGGCATTCTCCATTGTGTGCCAGGTAGCCGAAGTCAGATTTGTTTTCCAGTTTAACTCCACATTTCCCCAATTCGCCCCCGAATTAGTTGTCCAGATTTGTTTCCTTGATACTGAAGTATCTGTCCCCCAAATAAGATAGGTTGAACCATCGTGGAATGTCCAACAGTAAGCGCCCTTAATAGCCCCGTTGGCATCGTGGTATGGGGAGCCCCAAATCCCGCCACCTGACCTTGTGTAAATAGTTCCGCCATCACCAAAAGCATAGGTAGTCCCGTCTTTCGAACAGGGAACAAACCATCTCGGAAGGTCAGTCATTAAATCCCCCGAAGTTTCCCTCAACATTGCCTGCTGGGCGGAAAATGAATCTTTCTTTTTATGAATATCTGCGCAATAGCTGTATTTAAAAGAACCAGCTATTCCCTTATCGGCTTCATCTGATATTCCGCCTCTGAATGATTTTATAATGTATGAAAGTATTCCCATTTTATTTAATGTTTAGTGCCTTGTTGACATCGAAACTTTTGCCTTTAAAATAATAAATGTCCGCCTCGCTTAATTTCATTTTTTTCATATCTAACTTCTGCAGGAACATCTGGACTGTATATCTCCAAGCGTCATCCTCTTGCAATACCATACAGATGGCGTCTTTGAACTGTCCCATCAGCCGTTTCATTTCCGGCTCATCTTCCACTTCCACTAATAAATCAAATACTCTTGCTATTTCCCTTACTGGTTCGGCTAAATTCTCATCCGGTATCTTGTAGGGCAAGCATTTCACCAACTGTTCTATCACTAAATTCTTAATATACCTTTTTAATGGCGCTAATGGCCCGTGTAATACGTGGTGTCTGGGAAAACATCTCATCGGGTATTTTTCATCCCTGATATGAAGTTCTATTGAGTTCGTCTCTGTATTAAATACCGGCTGGGATAACTCTTTTCCCTGCCTTTCCCCATACTGGACTGAAGTTTGTTGGTCTCTGCCTGGTCTTGGCGATGTCTTTACTAATTCTTCTTTACAATGGGGGCAAACTATCACATTTTTCGGAAAAGACTTATTGCAGTGAGAACACAACATCGGCAGTTGGTCAAATATATTTGTTATTTTCTTTTTAAACCACATAGTTTTATTGTAATGTTCTGAATCACAATCTGGTCTTGGCCTTCGCAGATTGCGCTACGAGGCCAAGAATCCAGAACATCCACAAGTTGTTAAATTTCGTAACTAACTAACTACTAAGCTGGGTGTCCGTAGATAACCGCACCTGCTTTCCTTCTTAAAGGTAACACCTTGAAACCCCATAAGTTCAAACCCTGATATAACTTAGCGAACTGTAATTCAGCGTCTACCACCCTTGATTCCGCCCATTTATGAGCGAAGGTGATAAAGCTCTTATGAACTGCTGGTATCAAGTATCCTGTTCCGGTTACCGCACTCCAGTCTCCTGTAGAACCCATATCTATTATGGGTGAAACACAAGTGCTAAACCTGTCATCTGATGTCAGGTGTAAGTCAAATCCTGCCACTCTTCCAACCTTGCCGTTTATTACAGTATCTGTGTAATACATAGCAATATCTGGCTGGAGTTGTGTCGCCTGAATCAAGCGTGCCTTGAACCAAGCTGGGATTATTAAGTGCCTGTCTTCTGTCGGAATTCCCTCTTCATCAAGTTTCTGTGCTGCCTCGCAAACCAATGCGTATATATTAGTTGCGGTGATTGCTGTATCTCTGTATCCTTCAATCTGGCAACCATAACTCACTCCGCAAGTTCCACCGACTGTGAGACCTGCTCCTAACCACATACCCTTTATGTAACAACCTGATATTCCATCGCCGGTTGTGCTTCCATCCCAGTTGTTGAAGGTAATAACTGACGAGTTTGTTCTCGCTGTGATCCTATACCACGGTGAGTTAATCTTGCTCGAACAGGTTCTAAACCCTCTTCCAACTATATTTGTAGGCCAGCCGTTAGCTTCTCCAGCAATACGGGGTTCATCTTGAAACACACCAGTTAAGGTGGCTACACCCCACGATGCCGCAGTAGTAATGGTGACATAAGTGTTGACGCTTCCAATAACAAGGTTAAATGTTCCTGCCTCTGATGGGCCATTAGGAACAATGTGCCCTGCTTGACACTCTTCTGATATTTTCTTAATCATATCAGTGTCAATCGCCTTAGTTAAAACATCACCAGCGTTCTCAATCAAGGTGCTGTCTTCGTCATCAACATAAGTGAATAACCTATCCACTCTGTCAATATTGAAGTTCCAGTATTTTGCTCTGTCAATCTGTAAATGGGATTCAGTATCAACCGGATACTCGGTAGTCATATTGGTGTTAGCCGCATAGGTTGTTAACGCTATGTCATTCAAGAACATCAGGATAGTAACCTGATCTCCAAGTGCTTTCACCTCTCCTTCGTAATCAGTATTGCAAATTGCAGGAGCTAATGCTTTGAAATAAAACTTTCTCAGACAATTCTTCGCAAATGCTTCTCCAAAATTTGTTAATGCCATATTCTAAATCTAATAAAGATTTCTCCTGCGACCTGTCCCCTACTTCTCTGGCAACTTTTTTGGGAGTTTCCCTTCTATAACCATCTTTTCGTATAGTTTGGGTTGGTTCTCCCTCAGTCTCTTAATCTCATCCAGAGTAAGTCCGGGTGCTGGAACTTGCCTTGAACCTCCTGTTGGTTTTTCTAATCCTTTATTGGCTGGCTTTTCAACTGGTTCTGAAGCTGGCTTGAATAGGAATGATTTTGCCAGAACTTCTACATCCACAGATTTAGGATACTTGTAAGCAAAGTCTTTGAACTCTGCCGCTTTGTCCCCTAATTCCGGGAATGTCTTTTTTGCCCTAGTAAAGTCCTCTTCCCATTTAGTCTTTTCCTTCAGGTTCATCAGTTCTTTGGCCAGATATTTTTCGGTTTCTGTCATCAATTCCCAATCAGGTAATTCAGCAAGTTTCTCAGGAGAAACAGAGGATTCTCTCGCTATTTTTAACTCTTCCTCAAGAATTCTGGCTTTGTCGTTCACCTCTTGAAATCTCTTGTAGGGAACGGGACCGGGTTCTTGAGCCGCTGGTTTTGGTGCTATTTCCTCTGTAACTGGCACCTTTTCCTCCGGTTTAACGTCTGGGTTGACGGGTTCAGCGATTGGTTCAGGTGATGGTTCTGAAACTGGTTTTACATCTTCTAATTTTTTAAGCATAGTAATTTTACGACTTAACTATGAATAGTCGACCTTTACATTTTTTAACGAGCTTTTGTGCTCTTATTTTAACGAGTTTTCTTTCTCGGCCTCTTTGCCTTTAATGGCTCTGAAGTTTATTATCCTCTTGACCCTGCACGTTGATTCCCAGTCCAGTGTCTTCTTCTTAATTTCATATTGTTTAACCTTTTTTAAATGATGCTTTTTTTATCGACTTTTTTATTTTAGAACCATATTTCTTAGCCCATTTTTTGGCTACTTCTGGTTCGTGTTTCCAAAGGTATCTTCTCTGCTTTTCTGATTTGAATGGCATATTATTTATAAACTTTTTTAATTGATTTATTTATATTTAACTCGTCTACATCCCCCAAATCAATAATCACGGCGTGCCCCCTATTCGGGATAAGGGCTGTAGTTATCACACAAGAGCCACCAGTCCAAGATACTGTCTCCCCAGCGGTGAACTTTTTCGATGGGTTGTAAAAATATATAGTCCCAGCCGCTGTATTTGCCGCCCAAGTTCCGCTAGTAAGCACTGAAAACCAGGCAACGTAAGCGGTTGCACCCGATGTTCCACCGGTTGCTAACATCCTTATTGTGGGTGCGACTGCAGTTCCGGTAGTGAAGGCGGAGCTCCACCATCCGATCGGCCTAAAAATGTTTACTTTTGGGGATATTTTGGGGGATTTTTCTTTTTTGGGTTTCTTTGTCATTTGAGTAATTGGTTGAGGTATTTCTCCAAACTCTCCCTCTCGGCCTGTGGGGAGTTAATTAAAGTTATTAAAGCGTCATAGATGTTAAAATAGGTTGTCAATCTTTCATTCTTTTGCGGGGTGTTGTCTAAATTCTTCATCTGCCCTTTTATAATTCCTAATTGCAGTCCGCAGAATTGCTTTATCTTATCAACCGACATTTCCCCTTCTGATAGGATTTTCTGCCAATCATCAAACTGCTGTGCCTCTTCAGGAGTCAATTCATTGACACTTGTTATCTTCCTTTTTTTGAATAATTGCTCTAAAAGTTTATGCATATTATTATGGTTCAAAGATTGTTAAGCGTTAGTATTTAAAGTCTTAACATTTGCTATTAAGTTCGTATCTATGCTTTTTATATTTGCTTTGGCATTAGTATTATAGGTTTTTAAATTAGCTGGCCCCCCTCCCCCCGCAGGCGTATAGGTGGCGTAGGTGGACCAAGAATATCCATCGTAAGAACTAAAAGTAATAGTTCCTGGAAATCCATTATATGTTACGGCTGTTTTATAATAATATTTATTTATGCCAGAAGTTGTATTCCAATAACCTGTGCTATTATTGCCGTTTCCCCACAATATAATCTTATAATATTGATTTGATATTGATGGCGGGGAAGTGGGAGTAAAAACTTCCCAATCCTTTGCTATTACTCCTGTTTTTTCAGGAGTGTCTGAATTAGCTATTAAATTACCTGGACTCGCATCATCATATAAAGCACACTTTTCTTTGGCGGTCGTTGCTGCCCTATATGTTCCAGCGGTAATATTCACCAATGTTCCAGTGCCACCAGAGGTATCTCTTGAGCCAGAAACTATATTATTTAAAGCCGATGCTGTTCCAGCAAGTGTTGTATATCCAAAATCAGTATTCCCTCTGATTGGATAAACAGCGGTGTCTAAAAAATCCTGTGGTATTTCTTCTGTAAAAGTGCTATTTATAACATCTATAACTAATTTTACTTTACTTTCTTTTCCCTCTGCGTCTGTTAAATGTGATGGATAAATCATTCCCATTTGCCCTGTTTTGTATTCCTTACCGTTAATATCATTCATTCCGCCTTTGGTTTGGTGATAGACAGCGTAAGAGCCGACGACATTTTCGGGGCGTTCCGCTAAAACATTTCCGTCTAAATCTTTGACTTGGGTTTCGGTGACTACTATCTCTTTTTGAAATTCCTCTGAATAGCCATTTTGGTATTCTTCCGTTAATGGCGGTTGCCTGAAAAAATCTAATCCTTTACTTTGTAAAGAAAATTCAACTTTGTTGGTTAGTGGTTTTTCTTTTAAGAACCATATCATTTTGTGCCCACCTTCTCCTTCAGCATAATCAAAGAACTCTATTTTTATATTATCTTTGTCCCAGATTATTTTATCCTTATCGGTTGTAATTGTGGCTTTTTCGTATTCGGTATCCTTTAAGCGGACAGAAAAGTTTGTTTCATTCGTCCAACGCATTAGCTTAATTTGGGGATAAAATTCAGTTTGTTTGCTATCCCCGATTTCTACATTTATTTCGTCTTTGGACTCATTCTTATAAGTATCTAATTCGGCATTAACAACCTTATCTAACTTAAAAGCATTATTCACTATTGAATACTTAGAGGTTATTTCTATTGGAAGTTTTGATTGGTCTATTGTTGGCATATTAGGCTACTGTTGTTTGCTGGTCGGGTGAACCCATAAAGTAAATAGTGTCAGCATCTATCGCTACACCTACGACCTTGATTACTGCGTCAGCTCCCGTTGGGATTGCATTTTGTATCGCCCCTAAAGTTTCACCTGCATATAAAGTATCTCCAGTTGTCCAAGTCCAAGCGTCAAAATGAACCATAGAACCTGGAAGTGCTACTTTCATTGCCTGAGTGTCATTTTTAGCTTCCATAGCTATCCCTAAAAGTCCTTTACAAGTAGCCACAGCATCAGCATCAACTTCCAACCATTTTCCACCAGTTCCGTAATAGACTAAATCTCCTGCGGCTGCGGTATAACCAGATTGAAAAGAATCTGTATAATGTCCAGTGCATTGTGCATCTGTTGTCGGTAATGTAAGTTTTATTGCTCCGCCTGCTGGGAGAATTATTGATGCACCAGTTGCGGCAGTAATCGTGTTATCAGCAACTATTGTGTGCGAACCAGTATGCTCGCCAATATGGTCAACCGATAAAGTAGTAACGTGAGCTGCTGTTAAATTATCTATTGTTCCTGTGCAAGTTATATTTGTTGCTCCAAGAGCTAAAGTCGTATAAGCACTTCCAGCTATGGTAAGTGTATTAGCCGAGTGAGTTATAGTTACAGCTCCAGCAAGAAAATTTATCACAGCTCCACTTGCTAAGAATAAATCAGAAAAAGCAGTCCCTGAAACTCCTAAATAAGAGCCGTCATTAACATCAGCACAAAATCCAGTGTTAGCCGTTATGGTAGTTCCCACTATCGTTGTGGGAGTTGTCGCCCCGACTGTTCCATTTATATTTATTGATGCTGTTCCTGTTAAATTGGTCACTGTTCCACTGGCTGGCGTTCCTAATGCCGCACCTGATAAAAGAACCTGAACTCCTTCTACTTGAATAGCCCCAGCACCGCTTCTTGATATAGTAGTATCTGCCGCCGCTCCTAACTCTATTGTTCCAAGAGTAACTGCCGTTGATGTTCCTAATCCGAAAGAAGTAATGCCAGAAATAGTTATGTCGTTTCCAGTCTGGGTAATAATTGCATCACCTGAATCCCAATTTATTGTCCCGCCTTCTTTTAAATATAAATCTGCAAAAGCTGTTCCTGCCTGTCCAAGATAAGCCCCGCCGTCTGCGTCTGGTTTTATTCCAGTATTGGCAATTATATTATCTGCTGTTAAAGATGTAATTCCTGCAACTACTCCAGCGTCTAAAGTAACCGTTGCATCAAATGTTATTACTTGTCCTGCTAATGGATTGATTGCTAATGTTGAAGCTCCCGCTGAAGATATTGTGTTTCCGTTAATCGTTATGTCATCTACTGTCAGGGTTGTAAGAGTTCCAAGCGATGTAATCGCACCTTGTGCCGCTTGTGTTACTGTTAGGGCTGTTCCCGAACAATTACCAGTTAAATTTCCAGTAATAGCTCCCGTTACCCCTAATGTTCCCGCTATCAAAGTATTACCATCTTGCCCGATACTGAATTTACTATCTGCTGAATTATTATCTAAACAATTTAAGAATGTTCCATCAGCATCTCCATCATCTTTATAGGTTAATTTTAAAAGTGTTACTGCCGCCGTTAAGTCAGCAGTGCTGTTATAAATTGTTAAAGTAGTGTGCGCCGCCTCATTTAAAGTTGAAGTCAAAGTCTGTTCAAACCCCGCGAAAGCAACAGTTCCATCAGCATCTGGGTCACCAATATCATCCCAAGCAGTTGGTGCTCCAGCTCCTGCCGCCTCCCAAGATATAGTTCCGTCTATATTAGTTAAAATCTTAGTCCCTGCAGCGTGCCAAGTAATAGCACTTAAGACGTTTGCCGCATTTGTAACCAAGACAGAACCATCAGCTATCGCTCCTAATCCAGTTCCGCCATCTGCTACTGCTATATCTGTTCCATTCCAAGTTCCGGTCGTAATTACTCCAGTGTTAGCCGTTACGACTAATCCGTTATAACTTGCAACTCCAGTTATTACCCCAACCATATGAAAATCATCTGATAATTCCCACCAATCATCTCCAGCACTCCAGATAAAACTTTCTGTCCCGCCTAAATTCTGATAATTATTTGTTCTTACTATTCCCCCCGATATTGTATTTGTGGTTGTAATAGTGAATGCCTGTCCATCTAAATTTCCACCTAATTGCGGGGTTAAATCTTCAACTATATTGTTTATTCCGCCAGCTCCTCCATAAGTATTTATCAAATCGATGACTCTTGCCTCACCCATCCCACCACCCGATATTATAATATTCCTTAACTCAGCGTGGGTATGAAGCGGGCCAGCGTCTGAACCATCCACTAACCTATTCAATTCAGCGGATGTTGCCTGGACTCCAGGATGCGATTCTAATAAATGCAGTTCAGGATGATGGTCGTCTGGCCATATATCCTCTAAATCTTTATGTTTTAAAGGAACTTTCAAATTATCAAATTTCTCATTTAAAGTCCCACTCTTTAAGTTCAACTTTACTATTCCTTCCTCTATTGGCAATACTGTCTTTGTTATAATTTTTTTAATATCAGCCAGATTCTTTGCTATCTTCTTGTTTGCCGATACTAACTCAGACTTTATCTCTTTGGGGTCAAACTTCTCTGGAATCTTTCCTTCCAGTTGTTTTATCTTTCCCTCTATTATCGCCCTTGATTGGGCGTATTTGTCGTTTATATGCTCTTCCAGTTCTTTTGTCTTACGTTCAAACATCGCCCTGTTTCCGGTCGATTTAAGGATTGCCATTTCGCCGGTCGATTTAAGGATTGCCATTTCGTGGGAAGCCAAATCAACGGCTTTCTGAATGGCATTTTTTAAAATATCATCTACTGATTCTTCTTTCATATTATGCTGGTTGTGTTAATGGTTTAGCCATTGGTTGTATTTGCGGTTGCGGTTGTCCCATTTGCTGTCCCATTTGTTGCCCCATCATCGGCTGTTGCATCATCATCTCCGCTTTCTTTTCCTCAAATTCCTCAATCTGTTTTAACTCTTCAGCCGTCACGTCTCCTATCTCTAGCGTTCTCCTGGCCGCTATCTTAGCTACTACCGGATTATCAGGGAATTGCTGCTTGATATAAGTCCACTTCTCTATGGATTTAACATCTTCCGCTTCCTGCTCTGAACTTGACTTAACCTCAACCTTGTATCCTTCTTTTGAAATCCAATCAGAAGGTCTTAGTTCTTTGGGATATACCTTACCCTTTGAAGATACTTTATATAAAGTCCTCTTGCCCTTATCGTTGGCCTGTAACATCTGCCAATACTTCATACCTAATTCTTTGTGCGATCTGCGGTAAAATTTAGCCATTGTTATGGCTTTTTCTTTTGCTTGACCTAATAGGGTTTGGACTTCACCTAAAGTTATCTGGGCTTTTTCTGATACTCCCTTTTGGATAGCAGTTGCTGAAGTTCCTCTCTCAATCAACTTGATTAAGAAATCCATCTGGGTCATCACGTCTTCTAATCCTGAAACTTCTACTGGCTGTATTACTTCTCCTGGTTTTCCTGGAGCTGGCAACATTCTTCCCGGCCCTGGTTCATAAGTTTGTGGCACATAGTTTGGCGCAGTGGCGTCATACCAATGCATCTGGAAGTTCTTTAGGGTTCTATTTTCTATCATCTGGCTAAAGAATACATTCAGTATTTTATTGGGAGTCCTTATTAAATCTGCTGGCCCATCATTCCAAAAGTCCTGTGTTTCCATATCCTCGCCCCAAGTTACAAAAGGCAGAAAGTCAACTCCTATCGCTTCTTTTAATGGAGCCATATATAACCTGATTGCGTCATCAGCATAAACTATAACGTATCTGATAAACTTCTTGGTTGCCTTGTCCCATAGCCAAGTGTAATGCTCAGTTAGGTTCACTATCACATCACCCGCTGGGAATAATTGGAATTCATCTTTCTCAAGCCCCATTGATTTTAACCTTTCCTGTTTTTCTTCAAATATCTCTTTATTTATGGCTGAGGTAACCATTATGTCTTTTGAGTTAATATAGTCTTTTAGCCGATTTTTGGCATTTGGTTCGTATTTGTCATCAGCCAGGATGTCACGTAAGCTTCTAAAAATGTTTTGGTGAGTAATGTATCGTGCTGTTTCAATATCCAAAGGATTAACCAATGGATCAATTAAAATATCAAAGTTGTCTAAGTTATAAACCTCAAACTCGCCGCCGGTAAAGTTTATCTTTTTAAATGCCCTGCCATATAATAGAGCAGTCTTTTTGTCAATAGCATCCACTCCCTCAAAGTTTATCCTATCTGCGTCATCTTCCCATCTAGCTTGTAAGTATAATTCCTTTTGTCTGTCCCCGCCTTTTTCCTTGAACTCTAAAGTGGGTATTTCATCAATCTCTGAGAACAGGGTCTTAATAGATTCTTTCATTAGGGGCACTACTACTGCCTGCCTTTGGGTCAATCTGTTGGTCTTAACTTTATTACGATATAGTTCGTAATTATCTGTCCATTCTTCGTGCCTTCTCTTCTGAAATTCCAAAGCCGACCGCTTTTCAGTGTTTAGTTTTACCATTAGTTCATCGTTGATGAGTGGTGTTTGAGTATTTATTTCCATAGTTTATAAATTAGTTTTTATCTCAAGGCGACTGATTACGCCTGGGTGAAGTATCCGAAGATACTAATAATCATCCCCCTTGAAATAAAAAGCGGACACAGAACTATACCAAAATTAATTGATATATTATTGTGTCCGCTCTATGTAAGAGTTAGACTATTTAATTGTTCCTTAAATCCTTTGTCCTTGGAGGTGTCAAAAGAAGCGGGAGCTGAACCAAGTGATAATGGCGAGTGGGTTAAAAACATAAACGATGAAATGAACGTAAAGTTCACCTTATCGTTATTAACTCCTTCTACTATACGGAATTTTGTGCTTAAATTTTAACGAAAAGTCGCCTATGTTTTACATTTTTTCTTCCAGATTATCTCATTTGTTCCTATTTGCATTAAACCATCTTCGTTAAAATATAATATTAATTTTCCATTCCTTATTTTATGTATTCCGGCCCCAATTAAAAGAATAAAATAATCCTTTAATAATTCCGCCTCTTTCGGATGCATATTCTCTATCTCCAATTCTATTTTAGATTTGGCTATTGATTGCAACATTTTAAGAAGGGTAAATTATTGAGAATTTTTCTATAATAATCTCTGGCTTTTATATTTGGCTCTTTTTTATTTTTTAAATCCTTCAATAACACAATTAGTTCCTCCTCAGTCTCATAATGGTCTATCATCGGATATTTGATCCTTGTTATCGGATACTGCCCCATCAAAACTGACTTGGCTGTTATCTCTGAAAATCCATCGTGCTCGTTTGGTCTGAAGCCGCAATGGAAGTTTCTTATCTTTTTGTTGAATTCCCTGTTTGAAGTTGTCCCGTCAAAGATATAGAAGTTAATATCGGGAAGAATCTTTCGCAACCTCTCCACTAATTTAAAACCATAATCGTTTTCTGTGCCTTTTCTTATTGAGACATAAACAGTCGGGTTCTTTGATGGTTTAAATGAAATCGGAAAGTCATTTATCTCCTCTAAGAAAGTAGGTTTTATTTTTGATTTGATTCCTAACTTCCTTAATTCTCTTTGCTCTAATTCATTTTCGCAATAAGATTCTGTATTTTGGAATAGTTTATAAGCTGGAATCCAAGTCAGTAGTTTTGACAGCCAGAAGTTTTTCCCAGTGCTAAATAAGTATTTCTTTTTGAGATTCACAATATCTCCCCCAGTCCAAACAATAATCTTTTTTCCCCAGTGCTTTATAAATCGAAGATAGTCCCCGATATGATACATTCCAAAAAATACAACCGGTTCTCTAATGTCTTTTGGCCATTCGTATCTTTCCATCTTCCAAACCTTCAGGGCCTTTACCTCAAAAGACGAAATCTTGTTGTTCGGTTCAGCGTGTGAGGTTGAAGTGCAAAGTTTCATTTAATGTTTTATTATTTTTCTTCCTAACTTCATCAGAGGACTGGTTTGATTGAATACCCAAGAATCGTTGGGATAATCCTTGTATGTTGTTATGGGAATATTCCGCCAGTCAATATTAAATGGTTCTAATTTATTAATTGGTTTTGTCTTTAATCTTTCCTGCATTTCCTCTTCTGTCATCTGCCAGGAATTAACTAATGCCTGATAATGAGGTATTCTTTTGTCTCTTCCGAATTTTTCAGGCAAGTAAGTCTGCTGAAACCACTTTGTATAGATTGATTCTTCGTGTTTGTCTCCGTAATCCTCCCAGCCGATTTCTTTCTTTAATAGTTCCTTCGCTCTTTTTACGTTGTAGTCTGTGTCCTCTAATGGCTGGACTATCTTGATTCTCTTGATGAATATGTAATAGAGATAGCCCAGCAAAGACAATGTCGGCACTTTATCCATCGGCTTTTCACCGAATCTTTTATGTATCGCCTTGATGAACTTCAAGTCTCTTGCATTATATCCCCACTCTTCTGGCATATTCCCTTCTGTTTGGGGATTACCGCCATTGTAAATAACTTTAGCCCCAACCATATCAGCTACTTTATAAACTAAAGCATATAAAATGTGGTCTGTTGGGATTTCTATATTTGATATTCCAGACTTTATAAACGCTAACTGCAAATCCCTGAACTGCTCTCGGTCAACTTTAATCCATAGGTAGTCCAGTTGGAAATGGTTGATGATCCTTATTATATTCCTGTTGGCTATGTCTGTGTTCCAATGGTTATCGACTATTAGAGCTAATGGCTTTTCTTTGCCGATTAACCAAGCGGTCATTGAACTATCTAAACCACCACTAAGACCTATAATTGATTTGTATTTCATATGTTTAAAATCCCATTTCGGGATAGTAGGGTAATACAGGTTTTGATGCCTGCTGATAAGATATTATTCCCATACTTGCAAATGTTAATGTCAGGGCATCCGCAACATCTGGGCTTGGTATTCCCCGCTTTTTCATATCTTCCTTTTTCTCCATTATCATTTGTCCTTTTGATGTAAATTTATATTTTACATTTGTTAACTCATACCAGTCGTCATCTTTCGTCAGTTGTGCTTTCTTAATCCAATCTTTGATTTTATTATAAAGTTCTGCCCGCAAATTAGCATAATGTTCAGGATCTTGGGCTGGCATCGCAACATTTATCCCATTAACTTTCCAGCCCTGTTCCCTCAACCTGTCAACAACTCCAGCCCCCATTCCTATAACATCTAAGTTTATATTCTCTGGCTTCACATAATCTTCTTTTGCTATCTTTATTATCTGCCCCGCCAAACTCATTAAATCTGCCCCTTGTATAACTTCTTTTCTTAAAACCTTTTCCATTTGCCTAATTACTATAACACTTCTGTCATCTCCATATCTTGCAATATCAACCCCCATTTTCTTTTCAAATTGCGGATTAACAACAACTTCCCTATTTATTGCCTGATATACCTCATCAATTGAAATTAAGACATCTGATTCTGCTTTTGGAAACTCCCCCAATATCCTAACCCTATAAACATCGCTATCTTCACCATATCTTTGCTTAATCTTCTCTACGTCTTCTTTTGTTATCAACCCGGGAATTACTATTCTTCCCTCTTTTAAGTTTGGAGTATCAAATGCCGAAATAGCAATCTTTTTAATTCCTTCTTCCTTAAAAGTGTTTGCGAATCTTCCAGTTGTCCTTAATGGGTTTCCTAATAATAGTATCCTTGTTGGTTTTAATCCGTCTATTGCTTCAAAAATAGTGTCATCAACACCGGACGCTTCGTCAACTATAACCATCAAGTTCTTTGAGTGAAACCCCTGAAATTGATCGGGAGTATCTGTAGCCAATCCTAAAGCAAAGCATTTATCTCCAAGCCCTATTTTAGTTTCTAAAACAGAGTTTATGGGATATAAGTGCCTACCAGAACAACCCGCTTTAATCTCTCTCCATAATACTTCTTTAACCTGCCTTCCTGTTGGGGCGGTTGTGATAACCACAGCATCTTCAAACCCCATAAGATACCAATGAACTATCCCGCCAGCCGTATAAGTCTTGCCCGAAGCATTACAACTCCTGACAGATACATCTCTATTATCTTTTACAGCAAGCAAAATCTCCTCTTCTTTTGCCCAAAGAGGTCTTTTAAGAATGGTATCAAAAAACCATTTAGGTTCATTCCTTATCTTCTCCTGGAATTGTATCGCCTTCTTCCTCTCTAATTGCATTGTTTATTAACTCAAATAGATTATCAGAGACATCGTGCTTTATATCTGTATCCTGATGTGGATTTCCTTCCGCCATTTTCCACACGACTTCCTTTGATAAAGTATTGAGAAATTCAAGTTTCTTATCATCGGTCATACTCATTAAGAATTCTCTTGCATATTCCTTCATTGTCTTGCCCTTCGGTCTGCCTTTTGGATTGCCCGAAACTCCAGGAGGAAATGGTTTTCCTATTACTTTTTTGTTGTTTTCTTGCTGATTATCAGCTATATCTTCTGGTATATCAACCATAGAATTATACAGATATAAATAATCACCGGCATTAGAACGAATAGTTCAGGATGCCAGTAATCATTTAGCTTTAGTATCCTCTTTTTTATCTTTTTGTGGTTCATTTTCTTTCTCTATTTCTTCTAATACTTTAATAGCCCCCATTATTTCTCTCTGTCTTGCTTCTAACTCATTGAACTCTGTTACTAATTTTTGTTTTCTATCTAAGTAGTTCATAGTTTTTTAAGTTCTTTTTCTATTACTTTTCTAAATTCATCCCCGCCAATTAGATTCTGTTCAATACTCTTTATCTCTTCATCTATCCCGCCGTGGTATTCTGCCACACACTCGGGGTCATCTGGCCTGTCCTTTATTGCTTTTCCCATCATTTGTTCTTTCATCTTGTCGGCATCTAATTCGTATTTGTGCTTTTCGTCTTGAAGTTTATTTATCTTCTCGGTTGGTCGTGGATTTTCTAACCGTAGTTTTTCCAGATTATCCTCAAATCCCTTTATAACATCGGATATCTTGTCAAATTGCTGTCTTATCCCTTCCCTTATCTGCTTTAATACGATTATCCTCAACTCGCCATTCCATCTACCCTCTTCTATTTTATCTATCAATCGTTGGTAAAATGCTTTTTTCTTGTCTTTCGGTTTAAAATTCCAAGTAATAATTATTCCAATTGTGACAAGGATTATTGTTATTATAATTTCATTCATTTTGTTAAAAATAAATTTAAATGTGAATCGACCTTTGTTAAGTGCTTCATCAAATCCAAATAAGAATCGACCCTCAACCCCTTTTGGGCTGAATAATCATTTGGTATGATGTATATTTTAAAACGATTATTTAATATGTCAAATAAGTCTTTAGGATTAGACCCCATTTTTTCCAATAATAAGGGAAAGAACTCTATTATCATCTTCAAGTCTTTGTTCTCCATTAGTATTCTACTCATCCCCTTTATCGCCAAAAGTTCTGAACCTTCGCAATCCATCTTGATTACATCCACCCTCTCCTTTATCTCGTCATCTAAAGTTGTGGTGAAAATATCTATATATTTCTTCTGGAATAAATCCATACATTTTCTTATCAAGGATGTTTTTCTGTAATCCTTTATCCCTTTATTCTGTTTTAAAGTGTGATGCCCCGAATCATAAGAACAAAAATAGAATCTTTCCTTGCCCAAAATGTTTGATATTGCTGAACTCCTTGCTGTTATGTTGTAATTGTTTATCTCCGCATTTTTAACCAGATAACCATAGCTCTTTGGTTCTGGCTCATAGGCATAAACTTCTGCCCCCAAACTTTTAGCTAATAAAGAGAAGTATCCCATATTGGCGCCAATATCAACTACCACATCCCCCTGCTTCACTATCTTTTTGAATATTTTGGTTGTTGAGGGTTCGTGGGCTTCTACTTTGTCGTAATAACGCAAAGTCTTTCTAAAAGAATAAGATGGCTCTTTTGTGTTGATCCACATCCTAAAACCCTGAATCTCTCTTATTCTTGGTCTTGACAAACGAAACAAAATATCATCTGCTATTTCTTGTAAGGTGTTCGTATTCATTTTTTATTTTTTTTAGCACTTTATAAACTCTGCCCTTAATGAATAACCTGAAAATCCAATACCTTAAAAATTCCCTTATCTCGGCTATCCCATAACGAATTGCAGAAAATGTCCCTATATCTATCCCAAATTCTTTTAAGATATGCCCGCCATAATTCCAGTTAAACATCCCTTCCCGATAAGGATGAAACCAAGTTGTGCTTATCTGCTTTCCGTGGGTCAGAACGCAGTATCTATAATTTGGCATTTTTAATTGGTCAAATATCCAAACCACATCACCGTGGTTCTCAGAATTTCTCATATATTTAAAATGCTTCTCGGCATCAAAGAATACATCCGCCGGATACATAATCGTATAAAATGGCGGATTGATAATGGGATTCCATTCTGCCAGTCTTTGCGTCTGGTGATTGAAAACATATCCCCTGCTATGGGTTAGGATTCTTCTATCTTTGTATTCCTGCTTTTGGATTTCCTCCACTTCTTTCTGGTGGTAAAAATCATCCGAGGGCTGGCAAGTTTCATAAATATATTTCTCGCCATTATAAACGCTCTTTAATTGGGGCAGAATAACTTTTAACCTTTCCAGTAAATTATCATTCTGGTATTTATCATCGTGGATTGGTATTCCGCCAAAGGTGAAAATAAACTTCAGTCCAGTTTTATTCAGGTCATTATAGAATTCTTTAGTCAAAGGATTGTCCCTTTCCTGTTCCCTGAAACAAACCCATAATACAAAATCCTTTTCTGTCTGGTTTAATAATGCCCTTAGGGGATACTGCTTGAATATCCCTATCCTATATTTAAACCAATCATCCCCCCGATAACCTTGATGCAATCCCAAACCAGTAAAGGGGCACATTAAAAGATGAAGGAAGTCTCTCATTTTAGTGATAGTTTCTCTAATAAGTGTATTAATTCGACTACTTCTTTGGCTTGAACTCCCTTGCCTTCTAATAAATCCTGATAAACATATTTGTGCAGATTTTCATAAGCAAGGTTTTCTTTGGCTGAAAGGTTGTATTCTTTTTGATTTATTTTCAATACCCTCCGTTGGGTTTTTTTATCTTCATCTAGTTTTAAGCGCCAATTACATTCATATTTATCCCCCCTCATAAGGCCACTTGCTCCTTTTATATCAAAATGGAAGGTTTCCCAATGAGTAGGAAATCCAAATAATTGTATAAGAACATCAAAAAAGTGGATTCCTAAATTGAATATTATTCCACCCGACCTCTCGTTCTGGCCTTTCCAACTATTAAAATATTTATCATCCCGATGAACGCTTATATCCATATCAATGTGGTTTATATCTTTAACTTCTATTTCCTTTAATATTGGATGATGCCTTAATTGAAAAACAGTATAAATATTTGGGAATTGGGCAAGTATTTTTGCATCAACACTGCTAATAACCAGTGGCTTTTCACATAAAACTTTTTTCCCTTTTTTAACTTCTTGCAAACAAAGAGAAAAATGTTTATCATTAGGTGCTAATATAACCACGCAATCCTCATTAGTATCATAACCAACTATTTCTCCTCCAACCTCCTGGATCGCCCTTAGATGGGTTGGAAATATGAAACCCGTGCCTAAAAATGAGAATCTCATTTTGTTATTTTAATTAGTTTATCGTTTATTTTATCCACTACTTTTAATAGTTCTAAATCAGCCCCTATTTTTTCGGCAAACTGAAGTAGGGATTTTATATCTTTTGGCAGGCACTTGCCAGAATATCCCCTGAAGTTCTTTTGATACCATATTTCAAGGTGTGTCTTTCCTATTCTCCTGTCGGCTGAAACACACTCTTTGATGCTGTCATAATCTACCCCCATTTTTTTGCATAAATCATACATTTGGTTACAGAACACTACCTTGGTCCCAAACCAAGAATTATTGAAATACTTTACCATCTCCGCTTCTTTGGCTGGCATTATTCTTTCAAATGGGGCTAAAGGAAGCATCAGTATAATATCCTCGGCCACAGAATAACTTTCCTTGGTATATCCTATAATCTGCCTATCAGGCCTCTGCATATCAAAGTCGGCTGTCTTTTCGGTCAGGAATTCGGGATTAAACAAGACTTTCAGGTTAGGATACATTGCCTGAAATCTTTCGGTTGTCCCAGGAATCACTGTCGATTTGATTACCACTATTTTATTCCCCTTAATGACAGAAAAGGCATCCTCTAACATTGAGGCATCAAATCCCCTTTCATTGTATGGCGTAGGAACACAGATAAAAATTATATCAGCTTTATTCAGTTCCTCAACCGAACCTAATCTTTTTGGCGGATCGTATAAGATTGGCTCTTCTAAACACTTAGCCAAAGCACCTCCTACGAATCCTACTCCCATAATTCCTATTTTATTTTTCATATCGTATTTTTCTGTATAAATAATATGGTTCTGGAAAAACCTTTAATAATGAAAATACTAAATATCTTATAACTGCCTTTGGATATTCTTTCCAAACTTTATGGCGCAGGAATACTTTTAAGCACCAAAAAGAATCTTCTTGGCGCTTCTTCACAACATTTTTAGTGTCAGAATCTTCCCGATATTTTATAAAGCAATCGGGCATAAATCCAAACTTTCCCAACTTCCTAATTCTTAAAAAGAAATCAAGGTCTATTGCCCGTTTCAAATCCTCACTATATTCCCCCGCCTCTTTTCGATAAAGCACCGAAGAATGGGGAGGAAAGGCACTCATAAAACAGTTACTGTTAAATCTTGCTATCTCTTTTCCGGTTTTATCAACCTCTATTGAACTTGTGCCAACTAAGATATAGTCTTTATGTTTATCCAAGAACTCAACTTGTCTTTCTAATTTGTCTTTGCTTATCCAAGAATCATCATCAGCCAAAATGGCGATATACTTTCCTTTGGCTTTTCTTGTCCCTGCGTTTAAGGTCTTGGCTATCCCTTGATGCTTCTTGTCCTCAATAATAATCAACTCAAAATCCTTGAAGGTTTGGTTCTTGACGCTTTCCACCGCCTCTTTTAATGTTGGTCTTTTAATTGTGGGAATGATTACGGAAACTTTCATCTTATACAGGTCATCACCGCCCCATAAGAAGTCCAGGGTTCACCACCGAACATCTCTGGGGATAATTTAGTTACTATAATATATTTAAAATGGTTGTCGGATAATAATTTAAAATAGTTATAAGCGAAATATCTGGTCATTGATTTTAATTTCAATCTCTTAAACCAATTATCAGAATGGAACTCATTAAACAGCATCTTGTCGTATCCTACTCTCCTTATTTCTCTAAATGCCCTTTCTATCTTATCCGGCCCGATATAAATCAAACAGGCGTCTGTTATCACCAGGTCAAAAAGTTCCCCATCAAAGGGAATGGCCATAATGTTTCCTACCCTGAAATCTATCTCCGATATTGTTTCACCCGGTTTTATAACAAACATCTCGGCTGGAAATGCCTCTTTAAACAATTCCTTTGCTGCATCTATAGCATCGGAATTTATGTCGCATCCGCAGATTGTGCAGTCGGGAAATTCCTTTTTAATCCTGTATAAGTTAGCCCCGCAACCCATACCTATTTCCAAAACCCTTTTTGGCGGGGATGTTTTTATTAGTTTGATTAGAAAGTCCCGATGGGGATGATCAGGATCAAAGTAACCTTGTCTCCAGTTTGATTTTGCAATTTCATCTAAATCGGTTAGTAATTTCCCGTTAGATGTCACAAATGGCCAGTTTATTTTGTCTGTTTTTCTTCTACCCTCTTTGCTCCAGTATTCTTCATTCTTTTTTGTATTTGCCGACATATTATTTACATAAACAACTTAATTTATTGAATGCCCACCAAAGGGCATAAATCATTAAAATAACCTTGGTAACTTGTAATGTCGCCTCAAACTTTGTCATAGATTATAAAAAACTTATCTTTTTTAATTGCCCTCAATTTTTCCTCTGGCGTCATAAGTTCCTCGGTCAACTTCTCTCCTTGCTTGACTCCAGTTATTTTAATCGGAACTTCACTTCTGGCTTCTTTCATTATCTTTTTAGCTAAATCAATTATCTTCACCGGCTTCCCCATATCAAGGATGAATATTTCGCCGCCTTTTCCTATTTCCGCCGCCTTAATTACTAAGGCACACGCCTCTTCTATGCTCATAAAAAACCTTTCCATTCTTTCATCGGTTATGGTTATCGGTTTTCCTGCCGAAATCTGCTCTTGCCAAATAGGTATCACCGAACCCCTGCTTCCTAAAACATTGCCAAACCTTACCACAATCCCTCCGCATCTTTTTGTTATTATTTCCCCTATTAGTTTTGTTGTTCCCATTAAGGAGGTTGGATTGACCGCCTTATCGGTTGAAACAAATATGAATTTTGTCTTATAGGAATTGACCAACCGCAAAATATTCATTGTCCCGAAGATATTCGTCTTTATCACTTCCGAGAAATGGTCTTTCTCAAAATGGGATAAATGTTTGTAGGCGGCGGCGTGGAAGACTATCTCTGGTTTGTGTTTATTAAATATCTCTTCTAATCTCTCTTGGTCTCTAATGTCGGCTATCTCTGGTATCACTCCTTTTAAATCAAATAAACCAGACTCATTTTGGTCTAACGCTATTACCTTATTGTGTTCCGCCAGTTGTTGGCATAGTTCTGAACCTATGCTTCCTGCACCGCCGGTGATGAGGATAACTTTGTTTCGCATTTTCTTATAAACACAGCAGGGTGACCATACCAAAGTTCATTTGGAGGTATATCTTTTGTAACCAACGAACCTGCGCCTATAAAAGCATTTTCTCCTATCGTTACTCCTGGAAGTATGGTTACTCTTGCCGCAATTCTTGCCCCCGACTTGACCATAGTGGGTGCCCAACCCTTACCACCAGAAGGAGGATTTTTGTCATTAGTGAAAGTCGTTCCTGGACCGACGAAAACATTATCCCCGATAGTCACTCCTTCTGGGATAAAAACGAAGGACTGGATTTTACAATTCCTCCCTACTGTTCCTCCGATGTCAACAAAACTCCCAATTTTTGTTCCGTCTCCAATTTTGGCATTACCCCAAAGATTGATATATTTACCACTATATTCTTTCATAGAAGTTTTGAATTTGGGTTATCACATATTTTATCTGGGCATCAGTCAGTTCTGGCGCTATTGGCAGTCTCAAAGAAGTCTTGCCGACATACTGGGTATATTCTGGAATCTGGAATTCTGAAGGAAAGGGGTATTTGTTGATTAAGGTTTCAATCCCCTTTTCCTGTAAGAACTTGAATAAAGCATCCCTTGCGTTTGTTCTGATAATGTAGTCTTGCCAGACACGGCCTTCTTTCATTTCTGGCAATACCAAATCCCCAACCCCCTTCAGATTGGTATTATAAGACAATGCTATATTCGCCCTCCTCGTTAGCCAGTCATCTAAGTGGTTGAATTTAGTGTTCAATATCGCCGCCTGTAAATTATCAAGCCGTGAATTATGCCCGACAAATAAGTTGTTTGGTTTTCCGCCGTGGTTTCTCAATAATCTTATCTTCATCCAAGTCAAAGGATCGTTTGTAACCACTGCCCCAGCATCGCCATAAGCACCCAGAATCTTTGCCGGATAAAAACTAAAGCATCCAGTCAACCCATAAGAACCAGCCATCTTATCCTGTTTCGCCCCCAATGCTTGGCAAGCATCCTCTATCACCACTAAATTATATTTTGCCGCCAGTTTCATAACCTTATACATATCAACCATATTGCCAGCCAAATGGACTGGGATTATGGCTTTGGTATTAGAAGTTATTTTTCTTTCAGCATCTTCTAAATCCATCAATAAATCTGCCCCGACATCTACCAAAACTGGAGTTGCCCTTCGGCAATGGATCACTGCTTCTATGGTGGCAAAAAATGTATGGGCTGGAACTAAAACCTCATCTCCTTGATGTATATTTGTAGTCAGTAGGGAGAACAAAAGGGCGTCAGTCCCTGAATTGACACCTATGGCATATTGTGTTCCTATGTATTTAGCTAGTTTTTCCTCAAACTCCTCAACATCTTTTCTTAATATCAAATCACCACGGGATAAAACATCATTGATAGTCTTGTCTATCTCTGGCTTTATCTTTTTATATTGTAATCCGAAATTAACAAATGGTATTTTTTTCATATTTTTTAAATGCCAAAAACCCCACTCAAGGTGAGTAAAACCCGATAAGAGTAGTTGGCGTTGTTTTTCATCCTCCTACTATACGGAATTTTGTGCTTGTCTTATTTCTGAAAGTCGCCTATTCGCCTTCATGTGATGGTCTTTTGCCCCCTGTTCACTTATCCCCAATTCTTTCGCTATCTCCTTATAGGAATAACCATCCATCCTCAATTCTATTACTTCTCTTTGGCGGGGTGTTAATTTATCCAATATTAAATCAGTGTCTATTTTATCGTTAAGTTCATTAACAAATTCTCCATTGTCGCCAACTTCAAACTCTTTTTCTTTTAATTCTTCTAAAGACAACATATCTTTTGTAGTATATTGTCCCCTATGTTCTTGTCTCCAAAATTCTTTTCTTTTATTTTCTGCGTCTATCGCATCATAAGGTAATATTATTTTTTTAAATTTTTTCATAATAAAAAACAACCAATTAAAAATTAACTGGCTGTCCCTTGGAACGTGTAGGTTTAGCCCCTTGGAGCTAATTGCCTGCCTCTTTTTCGACTAACTCTATTTTTTTAAATTTTATTGTTGCTTCAACTTTCCATAATTTCTTACATTTTATACATTCATAAAGCTTGCTCCAGCCCTCTCCTTCTCCTGAAGTTTTATCTAATGTTTCCCCGCAATCGCATTTATGAATGTGTTGTTGATCCACCTATATTAACCTTATATATTTTACTTTTGGCGCTACGACCTTTAGTATTTTCATAATCGTATAAAACTTGGTTTTTTATTTAAATAACTTTTTATCATCGCCCGATCAACCTGTTTGGGCGTTTTTGGATAATATCTTTTAATGTTTGGGAGGTTTTTTAATAAGTCCTCTTCGTTCTCCTTGCCCTCTAAATTATGGGTGAAACCTATGAATCCTGACATTGAATAACCCACGATTTTCACATTCAAATTGGCGTAAGCTATATCATCCCTTATTTGCTCGTAATTCCTCATCAAAACAAAAGGGATAGTGCCATAAATATAAGGTTTCTTTCCTCCAAGTGCTAATCCTGCCGCAATTCCGGTCATTGATTGTTCTATTACTCCACAGTTTATAAATTGTTTTGGAAATCTATTCTTAAATTCCTCAAAGAAGCCGAATCCTAAATCATCAGTCAGAAACATTATATTTTCGTCTTTTCGCGCCAACTCCATTAAGGATTTGAAAAATTGCTTTCTCATAAAGTTCTGGTGTTAAATTCCAGTAATGCCACCCGACCTTGTTTTGAATAAAATCCACTCCTTTTCCTTTAGTGGTGGCTATTAAGTGAAATCCATTTTTAATTAAAAAATATTTGGGAATTTTTAGGATATTGTCTATCCTATCGCAGGCCTGAAGTCCATTATAATCAACATAGATTTTAAGGTTATTTAGTCCGTGTTGCCTGATAAATAATAGACATTCCCAAGTCGTTCCACACTGGAGCTCTGAGTCTCCCATCAAAACATAGACATCCCGTTTTCTGTTTGAAAGTGCCAATCCTACTGCCACTGGAAGTCCGTGTCCCAGACTTCCGATAGAATGCAATACTCCTGGAACTTCTTTTGAAGATAAGGGGTATTTTTTTAGGTAATTGACCAACTTTTTTCCGGAATAACCGAGCATTACATAATAAGCACAAGCACCACTTGCTTTTGAGAATATAAATCTATCCCCTTTTTTCATTTTAGAAAATATGTCTTGTAAAAGTTCGACACAACTCAAAGCTGAACCAATGTGGCAGGCGTGGGCTTTAAATGAAGCCGTAAGTATTTCTTGCCTTATTTCCCGATCGTCTTTCATATTCTCTTTTGGATAATAGAGTTAGGGTTTAGACTTTTTTTAAATTCCCCGCAAAAATACGTAAGTTCAATACTTGGAAATTGAGGAGGAAATCTACGACATTCAAATAAGTGAATACCATAACACCATTTACAATTTTCGCATTTTATTTCTTTCTTCATAAGTTTTTAGTTTATAAATTTCTCTAAATAAGCTATTATATCTTCGTAGTATTTTTGATTTTTATAACTATACTTTATTTCCAACGATTTTTTATGTAGTTCTTTATACCACTCTTCTCCCCTTTTCTCTCTAATAATATCTTCCAAGCGGCGGTTTTGATGGGTAAGGCGGAAATGACAACCCAGACATAAGGAGATGAGGTTTTCTGGGGTATAGCGTAACGCTCCATAAGCTCCTTTGGGATAGAAATGGTGTAATTGGATTGCTCTTTTTCCGCAGATTTCGCAGTTTTTTTGTAAGTATTTTTCATAGGTTAGTTTATCGGCTTTTAATTGTAATCTTCTTAATTTATTCATCTTTATTTATTAGTTCTTTGATTAGGTTATAAAGAAGCCCAATTGCGAATTCACGATAGGGTTTACTATCCCCTATTTTCATTTCTTCATCTGATATTCTTTCTTGCTCTTTGATTATTTTTTCTATTATCCCCAAAATCTCTTGGCGGTATTGGTGCTTTAAATCTTTAATCTTCATTTTATAAGTGTCTATAATGGCGTTTACTAATAATTCGTGGTCTTTATCCCATTTTTGTTTTTGTTGAGTAAGAAGTTGGCGGATGAAATCAATAATTTCAATATCTCTTTGGTCTATCCATTTTTCTTTATAATAAATTGTAGGATTGTCAGCATTACTCACGGGAAAAGCAAATCTTTCTTTATACTCTTTTTCCCAATCCTCT